TTTTGTCCAATTCTGTGCGCTCTATCTTCTGATTGTAATCTTTTTTCTAGATCATATCCGTTAGAATAGTAAATTACGGTGTTTGCAGCTGTCAAAGTAATACCATAGCCCCCCGTAGAAGGCGTTCCAACCATAAATCGACACTTAGGGTCCGACTGAAATTTTTTTATATTAGGTTGTCTTTGTTCTTGTGGCGTTTGTCCATAATAGTCAACAATGGAACCTGGACCATGGACTTTTTCTACTTCTTTCATTATATTTTTAATGTCGTATTGATAGTGAGCCCATATAATAGCTTTACCCTCAATTTCATCTAACACATCCATCAATTCATCTACTCTATTATTTTTAATCATTTGTGTAGACCCATCATCAGATGTAAAATGACCACACGTTATTTGATGAAGACGCATTAATTGAGTTAATGCATTTACTGTCGTAACTGTTTTACCATTTAATACAGCTAACGCTTCTTTTTTCATTTGTTCGTAAACTTTGTCTTGTTCTTTTGTAAGTTTAATTTGTCGTTTCATATATATTTTTTCTGGTAAATCTAAACAATCTTCTTTTAAAACACGATAAGAAAAAGGTTGTAGCTTTTCAGACAATTCACTTAAATTTCTAAAACCAGAAACCAATTGTATTTTTCTACCTGCTATGTGAGCAGTTTTCATAACGGCGTATCTCATACGAAAAGAATAATAAGATTCATGATTTAAATGAAATGGATCTAAAAAATAACATTGACTAAACAAATCTAAAGGATTTTTAGTAACAGGTGAACCTGTCATTATTCTTCTATATTTAGTTTTAGGAGCTAACGTTAAAATATTTTTAGTTCTTTTTGCCATAGGATTTTTAATAGAAGTAGACTCATCAATAGCCATTAAAGTATTGTGACAAGACAAAAATTTTTGAGCAAATTTCATACCCTTATCCGTACTAAAAGCTTCAACATTCATAATTAAAATATGTAATGCAGTTTCTACTTCATACAAAGTTTCTAATTTTTCTTGTTGTTTTTTTGTTATGTTTGATTGCCATAATACTGTCACATTTTCTACATGATCTGGTAGATGCGTAGGAAGTTCTTGATTATACCAGGTTCCAACTACACCTTTAGGTGCAATAATTAAAGCACCATTAATTTTACCTTTATCATACAACATCGACATGTTGTCGATTAATACTTTTGTTTTACCAGTACCCATTTCCATAAAGTAAGCATATGTTTCTTTATTCCATGATTTTTCTAACGCAGTTAATTGATGCGCGTATGGTTTTAGCTTAAATTTATAATTCATGTTTTTCTTTCTTGACTTATATATACATATGATTATATTATTTGTCAATGTCAGAAAGTAGAGTTTTTGTAATACAAGAAATAGCTGGAACTAAAGCAGGCAATCCTAAAATTAATATTATGGGAGCGTCTAATTATTCTTCGTCCGGTAAATTTCATTTTTTATTACCAGAATTTTCACAAATAATTTTTTCACCTGGACCTTTAATTTTTAAATTAAGAAAAGGTTTAAAAGATTTTACAAAAAAAGATTATTTATTACTTACAGGTGATCCTGCAATAATAGGTGTTGCATGTTCTATTGTGTCTGATATTACAGGTGGCAAATACAATTTACTCAAATGGGATAAACAAGAAAGAAAATATTATCCTATCGAAATTAATTTATATGAGAAAGGAGAAATCGATGAGTAGAAAAATAACAATGATAGAATATAATCCTGGAATTTACAGGGTTAAAAAATTAAACAATGTTCCTCCAGGAATAGTTGTTGATGGAGGCATCATAGATTTTAATGAAAGATACAACGAAGATAACTTACGAGATCTTTTTGAATCACTTCCAAAAATGCAAATAGATTTGGAGGTCGAATGTCGATAAAACAAAAAATAAAATTTAAAAACCCAATAGACTTTGAACAAGACCAACAAGATGCAATGAGTAGAACTGAAAACATTCAGTCTCTTGCAGATCAAGTACAAAGATTAGAGGGTTTACTTCACAGAATAGAATTAAGTGAAAACAATCTAAAAGATTTAAAAAAAGCCTATCAACATATATCAGGTGAGGTCATACCAACTATGATGTCTGAGATGGGTTTATCAGAATTAAAACTTCAAGATGGTTCACATCTTAAAGTAGCTACGTCGTATCGTGCCACTATAACAGAGGCAAATAAAGAAGCGGCGTTTA